TATGAAATTGGCCTGCTCGGTAGGACTCGAACCTACGACCCACAGCTTAGAAGGCTGTTGCTCTAATCCAACTGAGCTACGAGCAGTTTGTGTATTATGCAGGTGTATTATTTGATTGTCAAGCCTTATCTGTAATAAACAGAGAACGTATCAGCGTAATTCATATGGCAAAAAGATTGAGGTCTTTTATAACCAGGTTTTGATGTGCCTCTATATCTGTATCTCACTCTTTTTGCTCTTCTTGAAGCAGATACTTCTTTGAAATATTTTAAATATTTTATTGGTATGTTAGACGCAATACAAGTACCTGTATAACTTGATGGTACTAAATGTTTTAGTAAGAGCGGGTTTACTACCCGCTCAAACACTTTTCTACGTCTATCTCTTGGTGTTTTATACATAGTGTTTTCCTATTTTAAATATAATGGACCAGTCCATTGAATTAAATAATTACCAGAAAGTACATTACCTCTAGCAGAGTTTAAAGCAGGCGCATTGTAACCAGCGGCTTTCAATATATCACCTTTTTTAAAATGTTTAAAGTCTTCTTTTGCAATAAAACAAAAAACACCAGTATCTTGTACAACTTTAATGTACTTTTTACCAGGCATAACTTTTGTTTTACTATCATATGCCTTTAATTCAGTATCGCCATATGAACCAGGTACTATTTCTTTTCTACCATTAGAAGTATGAAACCTCTCATAGTCTTTCTTAGCACCAGCCATCATATTTTTGATTCCTTCATCTAAAGTTTTTGCTGTTTTTTCTACTTTTATCATAGTTTCTCCCTATTAGTTATTGAGTTTTTAACATTATAAATCCACCTGACAACATCAATGCCATACCGCCTAAAGCGTACATAAACATTTCAATTAGTGAATTTGCATTTTCTACACATTTACCATCACAATCGCCAGCAGAACCAGCCATCATAGCAATACCTAGAAATATCAAGGTTGCAGAAATTATAGTTTTTATCATAGTGTTTACTCTCTCTTTCTTTATTGGTTTAATTCAGGAAGAACAATAATAGATTCTAATTTAAAATCTTTATTATCTTTCATATATTTGTTTAACTCAGCGTGAGTTATAGATTGGTCTTTTTTAAATAAAGATAATGCAGGTTCAATAACGGTGTATGAATCAGCAATTACAAAATCTTTATTATAAAATAGTGTTAATTCTTGAACGTAGTCAGTTTTCATAGTGTTTGTGTCCTTTCTCATTTTACTTAATCATCCTATCACGCCTAAATATAGAAAGCAAGCGAAAAATGGCGAAAAAAAGCGTTATATTTCAACGATTTTTGACTTTTTTTGTTCTGGTTACGTTCTTTTTGTGCGTTTCCTGTTCAAAAATACAAGAAAATTGCGATTCCTTTAGTTATGAGAGCGAATCAGCGCTAAAAATGTTGAAAGACGAAAAAATTTACGCTCATTTTCGTTGTGTTTTTTAGAAAAAAGGTAAAAATCAATGAAACATTGCAATAATTGTGGGCATAAAGAACATTGTGGACAAACTTGTACACAAAATTACAAAGATGGCGACGGAAAAGACATTTTAGTGTTATGTTGTAATTCTTGTAGATGTGAAAAATGTAAAAGTGAGTAAAAAATGGCAAAAATGAGAATATTTAAGTTTTGGAATGAAGCAGGTGAAGAAAAAGAAAAAGAAGCAATGAGCTTGAAAAAAGCAACAATGTCTGTACAAGGCGATTTTAAAGAATCACAAATAGCGGTTGAATATATTAGTAAAAAAGGCAAACAAATGTGCCATTATATTAATATACCAATTGGCAGAAAAATTAGAGAAGCTGCAATATTAGAGAAAAAAAGATTAGCACTTAAAGCAGCTAGAGAAGCAAAAGAAAAAAGTAGATATGCCAGCAATCGTTAGAAAAGGTGATACTTTATCAACTGGTCATATTTGTACTAGTACCACTACACTTGATACGCCTGGTCAAAGTACCGTATTTGCAAATAACATTTTAGTTGCAAGAGTAGGCGACCCAACGGTATCACACCCTAATCCACCGGCACCACCTTGTCCTGACCACGTAGCATTTATTAATGCAGGCTCGCCAAATGTTTTTGTAGTGGGCATTCAAGTTGGTAGAATTGGCGATAGTGCAGACGCAGGTCAAATGACAAGTGGGTCACCAAATGTTTTTGCAAACGGCTAGTAAAAGTATATAAATATTAGCGTTATGGCACAATACGACTCAGCACTAGTAAGTAAATCTAAACGTAATTCAAGAAAGTTTAGTGATATAGACATTGACTTTACAAGAAACTTGGTAACTAGTGATGTTAACAAAATTGAAGACGTAATAGCTGTAAAAAGAGCAGTAAAAAATTTAGTACAAACTAATTTTTACGAAAGACCATTTCAACCAGAATTAGGTTGTGGTATTAGAGAATTATTATTTGAAAATTTTACACCTATGACAAAAGTATTTTTAGAAAATAAAATTACTGAAGTCTTACTTAATTTTGAACCAAGAATAGATTTAAATAGTGTTAGAGTTGATGATGACCAAGATAATAATAGATTAATTGTTGATATTTATTTTTATGTAGTGGGTGTTCCAGGTCCACAAACGGTGCAAACGTTTTTACAAAGGTTAAGATAATATGGCAAACGGTAAATTAGTAGTTTCTGATTTAGACTTTACAGACATAAAAGATAATTTAAAAAAGTTTTTACAAAGTCAAACACAATTTCAAGATTATGATTTTGAAGGTTCTTCATTATCAATTCTATTAGACATATTATCTTACAATACTCACTATATGGCATATCTAGCAAATATGTCAACAAACGAATTATACCTAGATAGTGCCGATATTAGAAACAATATTGTATCACTAGCAAAAATGTTAGGTTATACACCTAACTCACCAAGAGCACCAAAAGCTTCAGTTAATATTGTTGTCAATGACGGTACAGGTACATCAATCACAATGCAAAAAGGTACCGTATTTACTTCTTCGGTAAATAATACTAGTTATCAATATGTAACCAACGAAGATATTACAACAACACCTGTTGATGGTGTATTTACTTTTTCTAATGTAACCTTATATGAAGGTACTTTAGTTAAATTTAAATATACGGTTGATGAAACAGATGTTGACCAAAAATTTATTATACCAAGTCCTAACGCAGATACATCAACTTTAAAAGTTACCGTACAAAATTCAGTTTCAGATACAACAACAAACACATTTACATTATCAAGTGGTTTAACAGGTGTTAGTTCTGATAGTAAAGTTTATTTTATACAAGAAACAACAGACGGCAAATTTGAAGTTTATTTTGGTGATGGTGTTACCGGTAAAAAACTAGACACAGGTAATTTAATAACTTTAGAATATATTGTAACCAATAAAACAGATTCAAATGGTGCAAAAACTTTTGCTTTACAAGGAAGTGTTGGTGGTTTTACAGATGTTTCTATTACAACTAATTCAGTATCGCAAGGTGGCGCAGAAGCTGAAGATAATGAATCTGTTAAATTTAATGCGCCTTTAAGTTTTGCGGCTCAAGACAGAGCGGTAACTACAACAGATTATGAAACACTAGTTAAAGGAATTTATCCTAATGCATTATCAGTAAGTGCTTGGGGTGGTGAAGATGATGAAACGCCAAGATATGGTATTGTTAAAATAGCAATTAAACCAGGTTCTGGTTCTACATTAACTGACCAAACAAAATTAGATATAGTAAATGGATTAAAACCATTTAATGTTGCCTCTGTTAAACCAGAAATTGTTGACCCGGAAACAACTTCAGTTTTATTAACAACAAATGCTAAGTATGACGCAAAGGCAACAACAAAATCAAAAGATACTTTAAAGTCAGATATAATATCTACAATAACAAATTATAATACTGGCACACTTCAAAAATTTGATAGTGTTTTTAGACATTCAAAATTAACAGGTCTTATTGATGATACAGACGCAAGTATTTTATCAAATGTAACCACACTAAAAATTAGAAAAAGTTTTACTCCATCAATATCATCATCAGCTGCTTATAATGTTTACTTTAGAAACGCATTATATAATCCTCATTCAGGACATAATTCAGCTATGGGTGGTATTTTATCTTCAACTGGTTTTAAGGTTACAGGTTCAGACGCAGAGCAATTTTTAGATGATGATGGTCAAGGAAATGTGAGAAGATTTTTCCTAGTATCAGGTGTTAAAACTTATGCAAACAACACGCAAGGTACAATTGATTATGCTACAGGTCAGGTAACTTTAAATTCACTTAACATTGCTTCAATATCTAATATTAGAGGTGCGGCTTCAACGGTTGTTGAAATCACCGTGGTACCTGCTTCAAATGATGTTGTGCCAGTAAGAGACCAGATTGTAGAAATAGATGTAGCAAATTCTTTAATTAGTGTAGAAGAGGATAGTTTTGTTGGTGGTTCTGCTGAGGCAGGTGTAGGTTACACAACATCATCAAGTTATTAATGATTAATGGCAAAGTTTAATGAAAAAATCTCAACGATACTTAACAGCCAAATTCCAGAATTTGTTATTGCTGACCACCCAAAGTTTGCCGAGTTTCTTAAAGTCTATTATCAATTATTAGAATCAGCAGAATTAAAAATAAAAGATGTACAAAACACCGTTGGTGTTTTAATTGAAACTGAAACAGGTCAAGAAAATAATTTAGTATTTAACGCAACAAGAATAGGTAGTGCAAAAACACCTCTTGATGAAAACGATAAAATATTATTAGAAGAAACCACTTATGGTAAATTTACTTTTGGTGAAATAGTAAAAGGTTTAACTTCAGGTGCAACAGCGAGTGTTTTAACTGAAGACTTAGCAAATGGTAGATTAATAATATCTGCTAATGATAAATTTATTACAAATGAAATTATTGAAGGACAAGACTCAAAAGCTTCAGCTACAATTGTTAATTACAGACCACAACCAGTTCAAAATATTTCAGACCTTGTAAACTTCAGAGACCCCGATAAAGCAATTGAATCGTTTTTAAATAATTTTAGAAATGAATTTTTAGCAACTTTACCTGAAGTATTAGATAATGATGTTGACAAAAGAAATTTAATTAAAAATGTTAAATCGTTATATAAAGCAAAAGGTACGGCTGCAGGTCACGAATTATTTTTTAGATTATTATTTAATGAACAATCAGAAACAATTTATCCTAGAGAA